TACAGCGCCAGCTTTCTCATGTGTGATCCAGATAAGTGATGACCCCGGAGACGTTACCAGAGCCAGATTGCAACAAACACAGATGATCCGCGGTCGTTGCCGTCGACAACCACGGCAACGGAGCTACAGCAGAAAATCCACCATTGGCCGCTAGCGCCATTGTTGGCGTCGTTATTGCAACGCCTGTCGAACCAATCAAGGTTGCCGAACCAGTACCACAGTTTGATCCAGTACCTTCAATTAGTGCGATGCTCTGCGCGGTCGCACTAATCAACACGATCGAGCAGATTTTCACCTTATTGGTCGGCGTCAACAAATCAGTCGATCCGGTCTGACTTATCGTAATCTTGCTAACACAAGGCCCGAGCTGATCCGATGCCAGCACCACCGGCGATGACGCACTCATCAAAGCTTGACCGGGTGACGTGCCGTTAGTGACAAACGCGTTGACGCCAATGACGTTGCCGGTCGGCGCCGTGCCGTAACCGGTCGGCGCCGCCAGCGTGGTGCCGGCCAGAGCAACCAAATCCATCTGCCCGGCATAAACCGAGCCGGATGGATTCGACGCGGTCCAGCCGCGCAGCGTGCCGCCGACATTAACGCCGGTGTAGCCCGCGCTCGCCGGCGGTGCTGAACCAGTAGCGCCCGCCGCCGCGTTGCCGGACGAGCCCGCCGCCACGTTGACCTTGAGATTTCCGTTAGTGTCGACCGAAAGCGCTTCGATTGCGTTAGCCGCAAGACCGGACGGCGATTGCTGCACACCCATGATAATCGAGCCGGTCTGCGTGCTAAAAGTCGCGCCTTGCGCCACACCGGTCGCCGTGACTTTCAACTGCCCGTTCACGTCGGTCTGTAGCGCCACCATCTGCCCGGTGGTCAACGTCGGCGGCGACGACAGATACTCCGCGCCGGCAGCCGTACCGGAAGCAGGAAATGCTGCGCCGAAACTCGACGACGTGCCACCCGAACCAGCGCAGCCTGAATCGCAGATGATGTGCGGCTGACCGGTATTGGACATCAACAACACACGCGTGTTTGTTCCGTCATTACCGCCGATGACCGAAATGTTCGTCGGCAAAGTTCCACTGACAGGCACCGATAAACCCCACGTCGCTATTGTATTCGGGTCAACCTTGCCGATCGCCGTGGTTGGTGTTGACTGCAACGTCGACTGCACCGCAAAGATGCCAGTACCGACAACAGTGGCATTGAGATTAGCCGCTGTGCTCTGCACCACCGTAGCATTGAGGTTCGCCGCCGTTGCCTGCGTAGCAATGAATGACGTGTTACTGATCGTGATCTGCCCGGATGCGTTGATCGTTAAGCCGTTGGCACCAGCGGCACTGTCCCAAATCGTCACGTTGTTGAGGTTACACGCCGTCGAGCCCACGCAGTTGGTGGTGCCGTCCGTGGTGGTGCGCAAACCGGCGCTGCCGGACGGCGCATAATTCAAGCTGCCGGACCCGGCGAAGGCGGGCGACGCCAGCGCCAGCAACAGCGCAAAAACACTACTTAGGCGCTTCATCTTTACCCCCTTCAAACGACTTGTCGAACGACTTCTCGGGCGGCTTTGCCACCACCGGCGGCGGAGGCCGCAACTGAGCTTGCGTCTGCACCAGTATATCCTGCACCACCGGATTCAGCTCGCTCCATTTTCCTTCCAGATGCCCAACCAACAGATTGATCTGATCCACCGTGAGCTTGAGCGTCACCGTGGTCGACTGCTGCGCCTGAGCCGGCGCAGCGAACAACAGGCTAAGGAATAAACAAAACCAGCGCACCGGCGCCTCCCACTGGATTGACGACGTAAGTCAACGACGTTGGAATCTCCGGACGTGATAGCGAGTTGGTGAACGTCAAGGTCACCGTCGTGCCAGCCGAGCCTGCGGCTGGCGTGTAGGTATAGGTGAAGCTACTCGACGCCGCTGTCGGCGTCACCGTGCAAGTACCGGGGCTGGCGCAAGTGCCGACACTCGGCGCGAACGTACCGCCGGAGCCGCCGAGCCCATCGGCGATCGTCACCGTCTGCGAGCCGTTGAACGTGCCGGCGTTGATGGTCACGGTGAAGTTGGTCGACGGCACCGAGATGTTGCCCGACGCCGGCCCGCTGAAGGTCAGATACGTGCCGCTGATGCCGCCGGTCGGCCCAACCCCAAGCATCATGCCGCGGCTATGCGCGGCCTTGTAGGCGAAAGCCAGCAAGGCCAGCAGCACGATCGCAAGCATCAGCCATTGCGGTGGCCGCGGGACGCGCATCACTGCCAGTGAAAGTTGACAACAAACTTGCTCGCTGCCGGGGCAGTCGTATCGGTATCGGCGTAACCGGTGGTGAAGCAGGCGACGATGCCCGAGGCATAGATATCCGGCGGCACGTTCGAGGTGATGTAGCCGGCGCCGGTGGTCTGGCCGACGATCAGATAGCGCGCCAGCGGCACCGGCGACGCCTGCCCGCAGGTCACGCTCGCGGCGGCGCCGGCGTTATAGAGCTTCACCCATGTGGTCGAAGTGTCGACCGAGTATGCCTCCATGCCGACCAGCAGCCGCCCGCTGCCGGGGGCGATCTGCACCGGCGTGGTGTTGTTGGCCACCTGCACCGAGGTGACGTTGCCATTCTTGCTGGTCTGCGAGCTAACGGGCGCGATCGGGGAGAGCAGATAGACCAGTGCCAAGGTCAGGCTCACGAGCCCAATCGTCTTTGCTAGGGAGGACAGGCTGTCTGTTGGGAAGCGCGGAGACATAGCGTTGGCCCCCTTCGGTCACGCGCCAGTTCGGCCGACTGTCGTCGCTCAGCATATCGAGTCGGAGGAGAGCGGTAAAGCTCTCAAGCCCTTGCACAAGGGTGGCGTAGATGCCGGGAGCGGGCTCGTCGCTGATTTGCCCACGTTTATCAACGCTCCGGGCATAGCCGCAAGCCAGAGCGTTGAGCGTCCAGCGCGCGCGTACCGCGACCCGGAAGGCAGCCGCCCCTCGGGCTTGCGTCCGAAGCAGCCGCCGAATTTCTTCTCGCCCCACTTCATCGGCTCCGCCGTGGCGCAGTTCGGCGGGTAGCTTTGCCACAGCACCACGGAGACCGAGATGATCACGACCAAGATAATGCTTATCGCCAGCAACAAGGCGAACAGGCCCGAACTCAACTTGCGCGGCCTTGACGATTGATCCGAGCGTGGCACCGGGGTCGCCCTCTTTCACGTCGTCACCGAGCACGTGTATCACGCCGTCGATCAGTTGAACAACGACAGCTGTGGTAACTCCCGTGCCAGCGTTGAGACAGCACCAGACCGGTGCGCGAGCACGTACCGCCAGGTGATCGGCGACGTGTCCTTGCGAGAAGTCTTCGTAAACCACCACTCCAGGCCGCATGCGCAGCGCATATGCCAGAGCATTGGGCGCATCGATTCGCCCGGTGGGGAAATTAAGAAATTGCCGTACAAGCTCGGGCTGGTCGCGGGCAAAGGTGATTTCTCCTCTGCTGAAGTACGGCTGGAGTGCGCCAATAAAATCTAACTTGCCTCTAGGCGCATCAATCGCTTTAAGCGGCAGTATTGTGTTCCTGCGCATCTGCTCAGCCCGTAAAGGCTGCAAGAGAAATTCATTCAGCCCGGTCTGCTCGACGCCGATCGCCACCGGCTGATACTCGTCGGCGATCTTGAAGATGTGGTCGATCAACTGGTCGGGCTGCCAGAGTTCGCCGCCAGAGTCCCAAACAATGAGGCGGGAAGCACCAACATAAGACCAAACGGCAAAGCCAGTAGTAGCGGAAGTGCGATTTGTAGTGCGAGCGGGATCGTAAAAAGCAAACACAGGCTCCCAAGTGCGAACACGAGAGCGGACAAGAAACATGTCACTCTTAAAAATCTTGGTGCGCGGGTCTTCGGCCACGCACATGTACTCGCGCGCATAACCTTCCAGATCGCCGGCATCCTCGTATTCCTTCTTTTTGTTGTTGATCCAGTCCAAGCTGTAACGTGCTGGCCAAGTCGGCTGGCGGTTGCCATCAGCGTCGAGCGTCTCGACGGGAAAAATCAACGAACTCCACGCTTCCCATTTCTGGATCCGCATGGGGAGTGAGTCTTTGTCCAGCGGCGTGGCGTTCATGCGAATGCGGGCATTGCGATCCAGCGCCGGGATCAATTCGTCCATGAACCACGCCTGCGTGGCGGCGCGGGCATCCGGGGTGGTGACATGCTCGCGATCCTCAATGTCGTCGCAGAAAGCGAAGTCGGGCCGGTAATGCAGGTGCTTGGTGCCGCGGAGTGATTGACCACGGCCAACAGCGATGATGCGAACGCCGTTGGCCAGGATCACCTCAGCCTCGTTCCAGACACGGGCAGTGCGCTCGCCCAAGTCGCCGAACAGGCCACGGATCAATTCGTTAGTGTCCAGCTCATACTTGATGGCGCGCAGGCGCTCGCACGCCCGCTTCTCTGTTGACCCGATGATCACGGCGTTGTGCCAGAGCTGATAGCAGGCACCAACAACAAACGCCTCCTCGGCTATGGTGCTCTTGCCCGCCTCGCGAAAGGCCATCACAAGGGCTTTCGGAATTTTAGGCTCATGCCAGAGCGCAATCAACCGCTCGTGGAATTTCGGAGTGGCGTCGGGGTGGCGGTGCGCGAACAAGACCTGATGCGCGGCGATGCGGTCACGGCCGAGCTTGATGCGCACATCGTCCATGCTGGAGTCGCCGGGGAAGATCAATATGACCCCTTGATGTAACTATGGAAATACCTGCCGGGGCTCGCCGCCTTGATCCAGCCCTGGATGACGCTCCGCGGCACGCCCGCATAATCATAGCTGCCGCCGTTGGTGAAATACACCGTCAGGTCCTCCAGCTCGTCGTCGTAGCCGATCGACGCGATGGCCGCCGAGTTGAAGGTGTAGGTCTGTGTTGCCATAAAGCCACAGCTGTAGAAGGGGTCGCAGCGGGCTAGCGGAGCCCGCTGGTAAGCGTTTGCCCTCGGGGGGCTATACTAGCGCCGGTAAGGCTCCACGTCAGCCTGGAAGCGCGCCGCCGTGTTCAGGCAGCCTCCCGCCGGCGACACAGGCCCGCTGGATTGCGGCGTGATGCCAGCGGGGGCTAAGGGTTTGCCTTGCTCGCGGCAGCGGCCTTGTCGGCGGCCTCCTTGGCGGCCTTCTCCTGGGCAGCCTGGGCCTTCTGCCGCTCCTCGATCTCCTTCTTCAATTCCTCCTCGCGGGCCTTGGCCGCCTCCGCATCGCGCTTCTTCCGGGCCGGGTGACGCAGCTCCTTGTCCAGGAGCATGCCGAGCACGCCGGCGACTGCGGCGGCGAAGGAAGGATCGCCGGGGATCGGATGGCGGAGCGACGCCCGCCACTGCTCCAAGGTCGTCGTGGCCATGTCCTGCACCAGCTCGGGCGGATCCGCTGGGCTTTGTGCCGATGATGTGGGTTGTGTCGATGACGACTTGCCTGGCGCAGGCGCGTCGTAGTCCTCGGTTGATTTCGGCATTGTTTGTTTCCTCTGCTTGTCCACCGGCGTAGAACGCAAGCGGCGCATCACCCCCGTTGCAACGGTAACGAGGCTAGCATAGATTCGTTGCGTGACCAGCCTGCCTATCGAAGCCTGCCTATCGAAGCCTGTTGGCGATGGGCGGCCGGTCGTTGCTGAACCCCAAAGCCTTGGCCCTCACGGGTATCGTCCGTGAGGGCTTTTTCGTTATTTTTTAGGGAGAATCCGGAGTGGTTAAATCCGTCGTAAGCGCGTACTACAACGAGCTCGAGCCATTTGCAGCCGACTGGCTGCGCAACCTTATTCGTGGAGGGTATATTGCCGATGGAGAAGTTGACACCCGGAGCATTGTCGATGTTGATCCCGACGATCTCCGTGGCTTCACCCAGCACCACTTCTTCGCCGGCATTGGCGGGTGGTCCTATGCCCTCCGCCTCGCTGGATGGCCCGATGACCGACCTGTTTGGACAGGTAGCTGCCCCTGTCAGCCATTCTCAGTCGCAGGAGAAGGTAAGGCATTCGAAGATGAACGCCATCTCTGGCCCTATTGGTTCGATCTCATCCGCGAGCGCAAACCTGCAATCGTCTTTGGAGAGCAGGTTGCACAAGCAATTAACTGGGGCTGGCTCGACCTCGTTCAATCTGACTTGGAAGGACAAGGTTACGCCTGCGGGGCGGCCGTATTGCCAGCTTGTGGCGTCGGCGCGCCGCATATCAGACAGCGCCTCTGGTTCGTGGCCGACGCCAACACGTCAAGATTCCGCGAGCAGTGGAGCGGCGGGATACTCGACAGAGAGCGGCCGCCATTCGGGAACGACGCTGACGGATGCGGCGAATTATGCCGCATGGCCGACGCCGGACGCGTACGAAAGAGGCGGCCCGCAAAACCCGGAGAAGCGGAGAGCGGGCGGCCACTCAGTGACGTTGCAGGACGCAGTACATGGTGTGGCAAGCTGGGCAACCCCGACAACCCGAGACTACAAGGACGGGGCATCGACCCTGGAAAATACCCCAATCAACGGGCTATTGGGGAGACAAGTCAGTCTGGCGAGTTGGCCGATGCCCCGTCAGCAGGATGGGCCGAAGGGCGGGCCATCGCAAGGAGAGGACCGGCTACCGGGGGCGGCACAACTAGCAAGTTGGGGCACCTCGAGAGTAACGAAGAATGGCAATCACGGTTCTCCAGTGAGGGCAATGAATGCCCGAGCGAGACTGGAAGATCAAGTACATGGGGTGATTGCGACTGGCTCCCCTGCACAGACGGCAAAGCGCGGCCAGTTGAACCCGGCACATTCCCGCTGGCTCATGGGATACCCGGCCGAGTGGGACGCCTGCGCGCCTACGGCAACG